ACTGTATTGTAAGATATAGAATGCTTCTAGACCTTGGACTGCTGCATTAGGTGGTGCACTAGATGATTTGGCAACCTTTTGATAGAATGTCTTAGTACATTGATCATTTCTATATACGTTGTGTACATCAACACCACCTGGTGAAGAGTAGATACCACCAGCACTAGCTACTAACTCTGCATCTGTGATAGTCCACGTGTTGTCTGATAAGGGTTTAGCAGTTCTATCAATTACTGAACAAGGTAGTGCACTATCATCACCACTAATTTGTGGTTGATATGGATTGGTGTCAAATGGCACTTGGAAATATTGCTTACTACCAGCAATCACTGTAAAGATTTCAGGATAAGTAGTAAATGCACTAACGACTCCACCATTTTCTGTAGCGTAGGCTATTTGATATTCTATTAGTGTGTCATCTGCTAATGAGATGCGTTCGTTCTGAGGAACACCTGCAGCAAACTGTGAGTCAACTGTAGGTGATTGTGGACCTACATAAGACTGTAAAATATTTTGTATATCAAAAATGGCTCTACCAATCTTGTTAGGTGTTTGTCTAATATCTGCGATAGGATCACTTTGCCCTACGATATAAATTCTTAATGCATACTTATCTGCACCAGCGATAGTGTCTATACCACCTAATGTGATAGGATTTGCACCATAAGCCATGTCAAATGGTTGTGTTGGTGTTTGTATTACTGATAGTGCCATATTATACTTGTGTTGTTATATTATTTGTTACAGCGTCTGCAATCATTTCAGCTATTTGATCGACGTCAAAGAATTTACGAGCTGGTAAGCCAAACGATCTGGTCTTGTATTTATAGAATTGACCTCCGAGTGGTTGTGGATCCACACCTAAAGGCACTTCTATTGGATTTGTAATACCTCCAAATCTTGAGTTGAATGGTTTGTTTTGTTGTCCAGTCTTGTAATCTGGTTTTACACCAAAGTTTTGGAATAAACCATAGTCTAACATTTCAAAAGAGAGTGAGTCCTCATCAATGATGGCTTTGATACTCTGCTTTAGTCGACCAGTATCAAATGGCGCATTCTGCTTCATGTCTTCGACAATCTGACCACCTATGTTAGTAAGCACGGGTGATAGATTATCCATGGCTTCGACTACGCCTTCTAATGCTCTTTCAAATTCTTCTACTGTCATCTTACTGTTCTGGGTATGGTGCTATACACTTATTGATTGGTTGAGCTATCATGATTTCTAGACTAGCTGTCATACCTGCGACTGTGTCTTGGAATCTCTCTTTGAATGGTGTTAAGTTTATGGTTAGTTGCACATCTACTAGTGGGTCATATTGACCACCTGGTGAGCCACCTGTACCAGTAACACCAAAACGAAGACCCGCAATTATATCATCAATATATTGTTGGCAGTCTGATTGCACTTGTAACACTTGACCATAAGGTGGATCCTTTTGATCAATGTCTTGTGGATTAGGTAGTAACTCTAAACCATTGTCTAAGACTGTGTCCATAACAATCATGTTGAATCGATATGTGATAGCCTGTGATGTTCTGGTAGATTGTGTAGGGTTTAAGAACACATAAGGATAGAGTGTCAGTGCCTCTTGATATTGACTATCAACAGTAAATGCATTGAACTCTGTGTTGAGTGTCTTTAGGTCTGAAAGAGTACCATAGCCAAATTCTCTGATAATCTCATGCCTACGCACGATGTTTTCTATCTTATCTACTATTTCTTTGTAAGTCATATTGTCTACGTTCTTGTAATTTACGTTGGTTCTCTTCTAATTGGTGTTCTTTTTGTAAAGCCATAAAGTTGAGAATCTTTTTGAGTGGCTCTCTAGTAATCGCGTCCATCTTTAGCACATCGTTTTGTGCTAAGTTGACTATGATTTTATACCAAGATCTTGCTGTTGCTAGGCGATCCTTTTGTAGCATCTCATCGGGATCAGCGAGCTCATCTAAGCCAAAGAGTCTGCTGTATTGTCTGTAAGTGTGAGTTCTATAGCCAGCATATCTGTCAATGGCCCACATAACTTCATCTGCCCACTTGGCTTCGGGTGCCAAGAGAGCTGCTATCTTTTTGAAGTTGACGTCTAAGCCCATAACGATCCAAGTGTCTAAGTCAACCCATTGTCCAAATGTTAGGTCCTCTAAGTTGATCATCTTGGTCTCTGTGCGTTCATTCATACTCTTAACACAAAAAGCAATTGCAAGTGTCATCGCATCCTTTGTTGCGTGGCGTAGTTGAGCTATAGGTGCACCAGTTAATTGTGACACTATCATTGGATAGTATTTAGCATCATCCCAATCAAACTGGATAGCATTTGCGTACTGCTCTACAGTTAGTCTATCTGGAATGTGATACTGTTTACTGTTAATATTAATCTTAGTGCTCATATAATAAGAAATATAAAATTAGATGGCTTTGAATTACCTTTTACCCATAACAGCATACGTGCCATAAGACTTCATCTGTTTACGCGACCAGTTGGCTAATGCTAATGAAATAACTGTATCGTCATGGAAGCCTGCAGGATGTCCGTATCTGATCGAACGGGTTTTAGGGTTATAGTCATACGTAAAAACTGTTAGCTCATCATAGAGATAAGGCCACAGCTTCTTAGAAGGTATTTGAATGTTGGCTTCATTGACATCGAGTATCAAGCCTTCTATAATTTCTGTTTTAGACTTCGAAGTGGTTTGGAATGGATGTGTGTCTTGCCACTCTTTGGCTATCATCTCATAAATCACATCACCAATAGAGTTGATCTCTATGGTCACTGTAGCACTCCATTTTCTAATTAGGTCTAAGATGTTACGAGTCATAGTAGACCACTCTTGTGCGTTGGCTCTATAGACATCGACAACTCGACCATCAGCATCCATAAATGTGGCAACTGTGTAGTCTTCTTGTTTTGCAAGGTCAATCCCACAATAGATCTTACCACGTGGTTGAGGCCATTGCTCTACTGTGCATGAGTCTATGTTTGAGAACACCTCACCACCAGTGTCTATAAACTTGGCTAAGTACTCTTGATCAAACACATTCTTAGGTAGTGTCTTCTTAGCTTCTTCGACTTCTTCTGTGTCTATGTAAGGTGTATCATAAGATGTGCCTGTGTATGCTGCATACTGTGGGTGTGAAGGTGAGTTAGCCAACTGAAACAGCTCATAGAACCACGTTTTACCTTTTGGCGTACTAACAAACAGGACTTTCTTACCTCTGACAAGAAAGACTGGTTTGATCGCCTCGCGCCACGCATCCTCTTTCATAAAGGCAGCCTCATCAAGAATACCATAGTCCATAGTTAGACCACGAATATTGTCATACTTCTCAGCTGATCTGAATAAGATCTCTGAGCCATTCTTAAGTGAGATATAGTTTTCACTATAGTTACAAGACTTGACGATCCCTGACGCACCTATCGCAGCCATCAGTTCTTTCTGTACTTTTGAGGTTTGTGAGTAGACTGGTGACACCCATAAGATTTTACATGGCCCATTATTGATAGCCCAATAGAGGACTAAGTTCATAGCCATCATGGATTTACCAAACTGACGACCTACGCAGGCAACATGGTACTTGGCATCGGAGGTTATTATGCCATTGACCATGTCACGCTGCTTAGGATGTGGTGTAAACCCTTGATAGATCATTCAGTGTAGTCTTCTATGTCAAAGTCTCTTGCGTCAGTGTCATTGACATCAGGTCCAAACTCAAACTTAACATTTGAGAATAGATCAGCGCCATCATTACCTGTAATCTCTTGACGAGCCAATTTAGGTATCACATACTCTGAGAGTTTGATCATTAGTTCCATCGCTTGCTTGGGATCATCTGCTGCAATCTGTGCTAACCACACAGTCATGTTGTCTAAGTTGTCCTCGGTCAATTGCTGATAAGCCTTTCTGATATTCTCAGTAGTCTTATTCTTTGAGCCCTTAGGTCTACCATTAGGATTTAGTGATGGCATGCCTTTATATAGATTCGGATTCCCTGGTTTCTTCGCCATTGTCAGTGTCTGTTTTTTTAGGTTTCAAACTCTTCTTGAGTTGTCTGATGCCATCTTTCAGGCCTCGTTCTGTAGTGGCACTCACCTTATAGGTAATGCCATCAATTGTGACTTCTTTGCTTTTCATATTCAAATTTTAGTCTTTTTTTCACGTTGAGAACACAGCGTCCACAACTCGTAATGGGTTTAGATTCACCTGTAATGCTATTGTAGATTGAGAACAACCTCGCGTGGTCCTCTGCGCTAGCTCTAACATTACCAAGTAAAATTAGGTTTTGGCTAAGCCATTCGTAATCTTCGTTTGTCATAAGTATTTAAAATAAAGTTCTGATATAATTGAGGCTAAACCAGCGTATAAAACACCACGCCACCCATATAGGAATATAAAAGGTGTTACATTTAGCCAGAAGGTCATGCACATGTTGCACTTAAAGGGCTTGTCATACAGTCTCTCATATCTTGCGAAGAAGTCTGCTGCGAGATGGCCTAAGCCTGCTGCGCCCATTATACTAAGTAGTAGTTCCATTATTGATACGTTTTTTTATGTAGGCCTTACACTCTTGTACGGCTTGTGATATACTCGTTCGTGGTATACCTGTGATTCTTGACAACTCTGAGAAGTTGGACTCTTTGAGCCACATCTCAAATAGGGTTGCTCGATACCACTGTTCGACAGTGTCTGACAACATGTCTTCTAAGATGCCTTGAATCGACTCTATTGTCAGATCTATCTCTATGTCATATGGTTCGTCTGCGATCTTCTCAGCAGTCTTGTCGTATAACTCGTGGACCATACCACTTTGTCTATACAGTTTGTGGTACGGACTAGTCTTAGACTTGTAAGATCTCCAAATAATACCACTGAGAAATAGCATGCCTTGACCAGCGTCTACTATGGCTTGACCATTAGGCTTGTTCAAGAACTGCTCGATCGCGTAGTGTGCAAGTTCGTTGGCATCATCGCGCCTACACTTGCAAATACTAGAACTCATAGTCAATATTTTTTGGTAGTGTTCTGTTATGAATTCGTTCACACTCTATCTTGTTTTTTTATGTACCCTAAAGCCTCACGTGTAATCTTAAACTCTGTTACGTGGTATGTGTTAGGCCTGTAGGTATTGGTCTGCACTGTATCATCTGTAAGGAAATTGTAGTTCATACAACCTAGTAGGTAGATCCACACTTTTTGTTGGCGATCCTCAGTGAGTTGAGCGTACTCAAAGTCTTTGCTACTACCACCACATGGTTGCTTGTTAACTCGAAAGCAAACATAATGATCAGTCATGTCAGCAAACTCAATGGCTTCACCGTCGAGCTCGCGTCTAAGCCAGTCAATTATACCTGATCCTCGCTTATTACAGATGGTCGCTAAGTCCTCTTTATTGAGGCTATACCACTCACAGTAACCATACTTGTCACACACTCTCGTAGTGAATGCAGCAAAAGTCAGAAGTCCCTCGTCGGTCAGTTGGTGTGCCCAATATGGTATT